ATTACCACTATTTCCACCACCTTGCACAATAGTCATATTAGAAGCTGAAGCTGCTTTGAACCTAAATTCAGTACTATTTGGGATCTCTGTACCACCAAGTCCGAGTGTAGTTGTCCATGAACTTGAGACATATGATCCCGCATTTAAATCTAGCGCCTTAGTAAATTTCCTACTTGTTTCATATATAGGTTCTACTTCCGTAATAGTTGGGCCACCATATTCTCTCACTCTCAATATAGTAGATGGAATACCATAACAATTTATTAATCCTCTTAATGCCTCAACAGTTCCTTTTGATTTTAAGAAAAATGGCATATTGGCAATAATTCTTTTCCAAATCTCACGTGAAACATCTTCTAATGAAGCACTAGCATATATATTTGTTTCTTTACTTACAGGATCTACAGATTTTCCAAAAAAGTATTTATCTAATTTTGCTAAATCATATCCACCTTGTAAATTCCAACCGAAACTGCTCGCTACAGTATAAATAAGTTGTTTAGATAATCCTTTACTTAATGATTCATCAATCTCATAAATTTGGCCAAATCTATCTAAATAATTTTTTAAATTATCAAAATGATGTCCAGACATATCTACAAATTTTAAAAAGTCTTCATTACCTAAATCATCTCTCATGTGATCGGGAAAATGGTATATTAATCTATCAAGATTTTCTCTATCATAATTAGACGCACTTGCATGATTTAAATTATACCACTCAACTCCCTGTGATGATGAAACTTCATATAAAGGATATGGTTTAATATTAGATGTCTTAGGCCATGATGCATCGTAAAAAACTCCAGCACTACTAGAAACGTATGACGAGCTATCAAAATACAAATATCTTTCATATCCATCAAAACTATTTATAACTTCACTACTAGCAATTTCCCATTTTCTAACATCTGATCCAGCATTTTCTATCACTGTATTTGCAGCATTTCCTAAATAACCAGTATCATAATAAGTCCCTGCAATTGATTGACTATAAGCATCATATAACTCTAAGCTTGTTACTTTAGTCTTAAAATTTTCCAATCTACGTCTAGCAGAACTAAATTTAATAAAATTATCTGAATTAGAATAATCTATATTTAATCTTATTTCATTTATAGATCCACTTACTATATCTCTCTCTATTTCCTTAGATAATGAACTGCTAACTAATAATAAATCATCATAAGATTGATATTCTGTAGATCTTGGTCTTACATATGGTTCATTAGAATTTCCACCGCCACCTGATGGTAATTTTAAAATTGTGCGTGGTAATACTGGTGGAATCCAATTTTGTAAATTAATATCATATGACTGTTGACTCATAACCTCTCTAACAAGAAATATACCTGCTCCTAATCTAACACTCCTAGATAATGGATTAAGAAATTTTAAAAGCATCATGTCGTGGGAAGCTCCCATTTTATTTATAATAAGGTGTAAACTTGATCTTCCAACTAATGCGTAATAAGATAAATCATAAATATTTCTTTTTTGTGATACAAACTGTATTTCCTTTATATCAGGATTTAAAGATTCATAATTAATTTCATATTTTTCAGCATATTCTTCTGGACTATCAACTACTGAAAAGGTTTCTACCCAATCAACAGGACCGTCATATGGCAGTCCTATATCTTGAACTCCAGCATTTAGTAATTTATAATTTGTTAATTTTGATCTAAATGGAGCATATTCATATTCAGTGATAGTCTCAGTGTGCTCTACATCTCTATAATAAGTTGGTGAATTATTATCAACATACAAGTAATGTGATGCTAGTTCTATTAAACAAGTATTTAACATTTCTGCTGTTAAACCACTTTCATCAAATTCAGATGTAGCAATAGCCATATCACTTCCTATTGTAGATACTGTTACCTCATATTTATCTGCTATATACCCAAATATAGATCTAGTATAATTAGAGCTATGATGATTGGTCAATGGCATAGTACTACCATATATAGGATGAAAAAACTTTCCAGCTACATTATCATTAAACCAATTAATATAAGCGGTAGAAAAACTAAACGAGAATATATAGTTGGTTGACCCAGGTCCGTGGTTGTTAGCAACGTCTGCGTCGTGTGCTACAATACCTGGATTAGCTTCAGTTATTGGTAATGGTGGGATCAAAGATCCTGTAACACTGACTCCAGTATTATCTGCTAACTTTTCACTATCGGCAGCCATATCTAATGGCATTCCATTGGTTAATGCAACTGGGTATATTGGATTCCCAGATACATCAATTGATAATCCTTCTGCAATCTGTTTCCATTCACTATTCCCACCACCAGTATAATCTGTAAAATAAATCCATTGACCAAATTCAGAATTTTGAGATTGTTGTACAGTTGGAGTATATGTCGGCATAGGTTCTTGATAAAACTCTTTAGTAACTATTACAGTTGAAATTTCTCTTTCTGCAGTTATAAAAAACTTTGGAATATTAACAAATAGTTTATTTTCATTTAATTTTGCACTATCTACAAGAGATGTAAACAAATGTGAACTAAACATATTATCTTCTCTACCATAAATAATACTACTACCTTCACTTCCAACATAAGAAATATCTGAAGATTTATAATCTATTTTATCACCAATGTCAGATTTAAACTCATTAAATTGACCTTTATAATATGAATTATCTTTTAAAGAATCTTTTAATCGTACTTTTATTTCCGTTCTATTTGGAGATATTCCAGCTATTTCATATGTAAACCTATTTCGTATAAGTTGCTCTGATGATATATCTTGTCCTAGAGTTTCATTATCGTCATCTATAGGTGTTAATAAAGCAGTTTTAACTTGTACATTATTCTTATAAAGTTTTCCATCATTTGGCACAACCGGTCCAAAATATAATTCTGAATTTCTATCAATATAAACATTTTTATAACTCCCAGCTACAGATCTCAAATAATTATATTCTAATATAACATCGCCGCCAGATAATCCTTTACCATTTATTTCTTCTGCTAAATTTACTGGATACGTTGTTCCAACTACACTCTTCATTGGAATTTTCTGTGATGTAACAAAACTATTTTGAATAGCATTACATAATATAAAATCCTTTTGTATTAAATCTTGTCCAATCTCCCCTCCCCCATCATCAACAGTCGTGCCAAATTTAAGATCTGGAACTTCTGTTGTTAGATTGACCCTACTTTTTTGATTACTTTTTAATAAAAAACTCATCTAATTTACCAACTTAGTATCCTGTATTTTTATTTGCGTTATCGTCTGTATTGTCGCCAAGTAAACCTGCTTCTTTTTGTTCTATTATTGCTTCCATATCTTCTCTTGTAACTATTTGATCAACCTGTAGAAATCTGGTATCAATAATATCCCGTACACGTATAGGATCTGCTAAATTTCTAGTATGTGGAGAAGATACTATCATATTACAAACTCCTCCATCAAACTCTATACCTTGTGAGTACTCTAAAGTATCAATATCTTGATACAGTATATATCTACCATTTGAGTTTGTAGGTGGTTCATTTATAATAGCAGGTTTGGTTAAACCTTCAATCTTTCTCTTTCTATTATAAAAATCTGTAAGAACTTTTTCTATTTTTCCTAAATACTTTACTGTAGCTTTGTTCATTATTCTACGAACGAACGCAGTATGTGAAGCTTCTTCTCTTGTATACGGCATTATCTGCTCACTTTAAATTTAAAATCGCCACCGTAATAATTTACTGTTTGACTAGCACCGCTCCCACTTATAACCTTATACTCTATTTGATAAAATCTTTCAGCCTGTAATCCATTTAACCAAATATTAAAATAATTACCTGAGCTATCGCTTGATAAATAAGAACCAGACCCATAAGGTACCATTACATCTTCTGTCAATGCATCTTTTATTTGATAATAACAAGAAGCACTTGGTAAATATTTAACAGTTACGTTATCAGAAACAGTTGAAGTTGAATATGTTTTAGTTGGATATCTTTCTCTACCAACAAGTCTAAATTTTACTTTTGAAGTTTCTTTATAATCAGGTCTTAATCCTTTCATATAAACTACTAAATCTTCTAAATCCGAGGAAACTAATGGATTTAAAGAACCAGTTGCCCAGATAGAATCGTTCCAAACGGCTTCTAACTTAGGTTGATAAATTGTATTTGTTTCTCTACTAAAAAATGCAAAATGTCCTAATTTTGTAGTATTTCCTTCTGCTGTATTTGAATCAGAATTACCTATACTTCCACTTCTTTTTATCATAAAACCTTCATTTGGAACTGTACCATCTAACCATTTCCATATAACATCAGTTACGTCCATTCGCATATCAGATGTTTCCCATTCAAAAGATTGAGAAGCCTCGTATCCACTTCCAGTATACCAAGTTCCACCTACATCATTACTACCACTTATCCATTGTGTAGTATCTGTTTGTCCATGTCTATATCTCCAACTAACACCTTCTGTATCTTTAGGGTCATCAAAAAATTTACCTTCACCCATTGTCCAAGATTGACTTACTGGATATCCTTTAAGAGATTGGCTAGTAGTTAAATTAGATGAATTAGCATCATAGAGATTTAAATAAAATTTTGGATCAGTAGATGACGATGGCATTAGTCCAGAATGTACTGATTCAGAAATATAAGTTAAATCAAATTTTATTAAAGCTCGTGATACATTTATTATACTAGCATTACTATTAGTGTCCTTTCTTATTTCTAATATCTCATCCAACCCAGTATTTTGTGATTGAGTTACTGTTCCCTCATATATTGTAGCGTCTGCTGAAGCATATTCAAAATAATGCATTATCGTACATCTCCTATTACTCGTCCAACTATATCTGTAGATGGATATTTAACTTCAAAAATAGAAGGATCTTTAGATGTATATATTATACCATTTTTCATAACCATTGGATCAGTTAAATCATATACATTTCCAGAATATCCTTTTGTAGTATCATACTTGTTTTCAAAAACAATATTGGTACCTAGTGGGTTGCCACCGGCTGGTTTCTCTACTCCAAGAACTCCTTCAACTTTCAATAAAACACCAAGTACTTCAGCAATAACAATTGGTTGATTAATTTGCCAACTATCAATATTAAAATACTTCTTTACCGTATTTACTGCTCTCAATAAAACTTCATTTTTATTATATCCCCGCTTTACTAAAATATCAAACTTTACCCCGATGTTTACAATATAAGCATTTTTTATATTATAAGCATCAGTTAACATTCTAAATCTACCTAAATACGTTTTTAAATTTTGTTTACTAACATCATTTAAGTTAGTTAATTTACGATTTTTATCATATCCAAGTAAATATATATTTAATCCAAACTGGTTATTTATAAATCTACTACTACCTGTAGAAGATATTTGTTCGTCTTGTACAACATAAGCTTTTGCTATATTACCATATCTCTCAGGTAAAGCATAAATTCTAGTAATTATATCATCTCTAGTCACCATTCTACTTTGTGCTTGAAAATAAGCAAGTGCATTTTGTTTTATCTCTTCAACAGATTCCGCATCCATTCCACCAGAAGCTGGTTCTTCATTAATTAAATTAAGTGAATTTTTAACTCTAGTTAACTTAGTACTATTTAAATTAGCAGTAAATGGTGATAAAACTTTACTAGAAAAAGAATTTATATCTCCAGACCTAACATTATGAGCAGACCCACCCCCATAAGCGTAAGTAATAGTTAAAGTTACATTTGAAGGTGCTTCTCCATAGGCTTTTGTATTTGTAAAATTGTTTGGATCAAATGCAATTCCCAATTTTGATGGACTACCTGGTAAATTTGAACCTACAGTATCTGGATTAGGAATTAATTCTTCATCTGGAGCTACTTGTGTTCCAGATCCAAATCGTACTTCAGTTTTGCTATCTGATCTTACATAAGTTCTAAATCTCTTAGAAGTTTTTAATCTCTTCATAATATATGGATTGGTTGCATCAAATGATACAAGTGAAGAATCATTTTCAGCTAAATTCTGAAATTCTGAAAAAATAGTATCTTGTGCTAAAAATGGAACTTCATACCAAGTATTTCCATCACTATCTGTCATAGAAATAATATCTGTTATATTTTCTTCTGCTAAAACAATTTTAGAATATTTTTGTGGTGAACCAAAAGTAAATGTTTCTTCTTTAGTAAACCCGCTTACAGCTTTTACTTTCTTATGTACTCTAAAATATTTATTAGGGGACACCACTGATGTTTCTATTACAGTATCTCCCTGATCTACTTTAAAATTACAATCTGATAATAATCTAAATTCTACTCCCTGCGCTGGAGATGTTACCCTAGTTGATTCTTTTATATTTGTTGCGTAATCATAATCTGGTAGTGAATCATCATCTGTTCTGGCTGGAAGTTCTTGTGAAAATTTAATTTCTGTTAATGATGGTGATATCAACCTTGGCGTATATCCCATAAATTGTGCAATATTATATATCTGATTTTTTTCTTCTGCATATGGTAATAGAGATTCTTTAAATGCTGCATCAGTATAATAACCCATAACATCCCCAACATATGCTACTGATTCTAAAAACATCATACCAGGTGATGCTTCATTAAAATCTTTATATACAGATGGAAAATATGTTTTAGCAAACTCCATTAAATTTTCACGTAAACTAGCAAAATCTCTACCAGTATAATTTATATCTTTATTATAATTAGGCATATATCATTTCTCCATTTATTAACTATAAGTTACTATAGCACTATTAGATTCAGTAGGATCTGTTTTTAAGCTATAAGTTACTTTAATATTTAATCTATTCGCAGCTGTATTTATTTCAGACTCTATATCAACAATGTTTAAATATGGAAGCCATTTAGATACCGCTTCATTTATAGCTTCATCAGCTTTTACCATTATATCATCCTCTAACTGTTCAAAATTTAAATTAGCTAATTCACAACCAAAATCCGGATGACCAAATCTTTCTCCAAATTTAGTTAAAAGTAAATTTTTAATATTATACTCTGCTTGTTCTAACGTTGTAGAAGTTTTATCCCAAAATCCAGTTTTACCAAATTGTATTGGTAATTTAATTCCTATAGAAATATCTGGGTCATTATCATATTCTTTATTGGACGCCATTACTATCCTTCTTATCTAATGCTTTCATTAAACCACTATAATCTCTTGTTAAAGCTTTCATTACAGGTTCAGGAACTTTATCAACTGATACTCCTGCTGCTTTAGCTGTCATAGCGGCTCCTAATTCTCTTTTAAATTCACCTCTAGTTTCAAATTCCCCACTATTCATTGCTACCTCTGTTACTTTACTAGAATCAAATACTTCTCCACCCATCATTGGATAAGATTCAGTTCCCTCTCCTTGTGGTATTCCACCTTTAGTTTCATTCAAAACCTTATTTAAAGTTTTATTTTTTGTATATTTTACTTCTTCTTTCTTACCAACTTTATATTTTTTTCTAATTGGTTCTTTAAATTCTTTTTCAGTTAATGGTTTTGAAACTAATTCAGAAAGTTGAGATGAGTTGTTATCGTTAATAAATATCTCATTCATTTGTTTTTTAACTTCCTTACGAACTGCTCGTTCTATTATTTTCTTTAGTTCACCTTTTTTCATAATTTACTCCATTTATTTAATAACTGTTATTTTAAGTACCTTGCCAAGTTTCTTCAATAGTAGCACCTTCAACTGGTACATATGTGCCAGTTTCAGGATCGTATTGAGACTCTTCAGCGAACGATGTTCCATATCTATTTATTATAATAAATATTTGTTTAGCAATATTACCAAATCCTCTAGGATCATCACCTTCTTCCGTCATAATATTCAGATGTACCTCATATCCCCCAAAATCACTTGATGAAACAGAAGAAAATTGAGTTCTAAAATCATATATATAAATTTCTGGTCCTGACAGCGACGCTTCTCGCACATACCCTTGTATCTGAGCTCTAACATATACTGAATTCCAAGCTAAATCAATTGTAGCGCCAACAGATCTATCTAATAAATCTTTCTGACGAGGCTTTAATGCATAATTATATTCCGCTTGAGTTATTCTTCCTGACCTTATACTTCCTGCACCAGAAACTAATCTATCTTGTGGACTAGTAGTTGATAAAGATAACAACACGCTTTCCCATGCATCATAATCAGATTTATAATCTACTATGTTCCCTTGTAATACTTCCATTTCATCTAAATTTACTGCATTTAAAGCACTCAATTCATCCCATTCAATTGTACCAAATCCAGCTGCATCTCTCTCTTTTATTCGTTCAATAACTTTTTGATCTAATTCTTTCCACCTAATTTTATCTATCCACCATTTTCGTACTAAATCATTTAGCGCAATTTCCGCATCAACTCTCTGATTTAAAGCCCAATCTTCTCCCTCTGCGTGAAAAATATCAGACATCCCTGCTAGTTCAGCATGCTCTAAAACTATTTTATATTTTTCAGGATCTCTATGTACCCAATCTCTTCTTGATTTACCCTGGTTCATGTCCAATCCATAAAAGGAGTGTGCTTCCCCCCTGGCAACATAACTTGGCCATTCTGATTCATGTAATCTATCACTTGTACTTTGAGAACCTTCTAAAAACTCTTCATAAGCTTCTATTTTTAAAGCCAGCTTTGGTAAAATATTTTCTACTTCCTTTGCATCTTGAACTAGACCATCTTTTGCAGTATATCCAAATTCTAATGCAGTATCAGAAGACTCTAACATTGTCTCTGCATTTTTTATAGCTTGTGTTGATGCTCCAAACGAAGGATTCATTACACTACCAGCTAATAAAGCCGCCTTCTTTCCAGCTGCAATTGTATCAACAGTTGTTTTCGTAGTATCTAAAACTTTATCTATTGGTGTTATATCTATAGCATCAGACGCCCTACGTATCTTTAAAACTTGACCTTTCAAACTACCAAGATCAGTTTTAGTTAATGTACCTTGTTTTGAAGCTTTATCTAAACTATACTCTAATCTTTTTATATCTGCTAATGGTTGATTTATTTTTTCCGAAGTATCAGATATTATTTTTTTTATTTTTTTACTTATATATGTATCTGGCATTATACTTCTCTTATATCTGCAGCTTTTAAATTATCTTTACCCTTAGAATCTAATGCAATAATATTGTGAGTTCCAGTTGGTATCGCCCAAAAGTCCTCTACAATACTATAAAGCTGTGTTAATTCCTTTGTAGCTCTTGCTGGATTTAATGCAACTGAACCTTGACTAGCTGATATTCCTTTTATCATCGTTCCCATTAAATCTAACATTTGTTCTAATACTTTTGTTAAAACCTTACCTAATACTGCTGGCTCATTATTTATATGAACTGTTGGTGCGTTTATATACACTTCATTAGCACTGTTCATATGAATAGGTTTACTTCTACTTTGAAATATTAATTGATCTGAATTTATAATTACTTTATCATTACTTCCATTTCTCATATTCATAACGTTTTTTACTACTGGTAATGGAAAATCTTTAGACCTAGTACTATCTAATAAAATAGTTGAACCTTCTTGAGCAAATCTAGATTCAAAAAATGCAACACTGCTTTGCTGACTTTGATTATTACTTAAACGTATTATTGGCTTTGCACCTGTATGATCAAATAAAATTGAACTTCCATATCTACTAGCAATTATCTTACCACCTTGTTCTACAAATGGTCTCTTTTTTGGTGCTTTAGGAGCTCCATATCCCGCTATTTCTTCTTCTATAGATTCTATAACGTCAGGACGTAAAAATCTATAATGTAATGCTGGATCATAATTTGAACCAACACCATCTACAGTTAATTTATCAAAATAGTAATTTTTATCATGATATCTAACTACAATTACAACTTCACCTGGAATAGGTAATTCAAAATTATCTACATCAATTGGAAAACATCTTACTGATGTATCTACTTTGTTACCACCGCTATAAATAAATTTTCCAGTCACCATTCCAAATTTACTAATATCTGATACAATATCTTGTTTTGTATCAAAAACTTTATGAACTTGTAAAAAATCTATTTCAAACGGCATAGATTTTGTTTCTTTAAGTATACCTGTTACTAAATTATAAACATCTAATCTACTTGTTATTCCTTTATTTATATCACTTGGAGTACCTGCAGGTTCATTTCTAGTAAAGGTTTTACTTTTTAGTGATTTTGTTTCCATCGTCATTATGATTCTACTATTTTAGACTGATCTGATTCTACTTGACTATTAATTTCATCTGTATACTTTTGTAAATCCTTAGCTACTGGTTCTAATGATTTCAACAACTCTGATTTTTCTGTATCTGATAATCCAAATTCTACTTCACTTGAACCTCTTTGTTCCCCAACAACTAACCGTTGTACTATAGACGCCATCTTTACTAGTTGCTCATCATTCTTAACTTTAATATCTAAATATTCTTTTATAGCTGGAATTAATTGTACTGCAGTATCACCATCTTT